GCGGACGCACAGAGATGGAACGTTCAATAATTCTTATTGGCAATGAGGCAAAGAATTTCTTTGTAGCATCATGGCGTAAGCAAGGCTTTGATGATAGAGGTATTGAGCATTGGAAGCCACGAAAAAAAGAAACAAAACGCACAATAGGACGTGCAATCCTTGTTGATAGTGGGGATTTAAGACGTTCAATAATTCGTGAGCCAGTGAACAAGACACAACTAAGTGTGAAGATTAGCACCGATTTACCTTATGCAAAAGTACATAACGAGGGATTAGGTAAAATGCCTAAACGTGAATTTATGGGTAATAGTTACAATTTAAATGAGTTATGCAAAAAAATTATAATTTCGCAACTTGATAAGATATTTAGATAAATGCAGTTAGCACTATATACAGCAATAAAGGCAAGGCTTGAAGCAATATCTGCTTTAAAGTATGTAGCATTGTGGAACAACCAATTTGAGAGTGAAGATGTGAATATATCGTTTAACTACCCCTGCGCCTTTATTGAGTTTACCGATATAAACTACATTGATGACTTGCAACTAAGGCAACGATGTTCGTTAACGGTTAATATTCACATAGGTTTTGAAAGCTATAAAACAGAAGACACAAGTATATTAACGCTAAAACAAACTATTAACGCTGCTTTGCATGGCAAGACATCTGAAAATATAACAAAGATGCTAAGGCGTGCTGAAACGCAGAATTTTGACCACGACAATATACAAGAGTATATCATTAGTTATGCAGTTAGCGGTTTGGATGTAGAAGCAGTAAACCTACCAGATACAATAGCAACAATAGACACGTTAAATGACATTGTAGAGCCAATAATAACGAATGAAGTAATAAGAACAGCATCACCAATAATAGAGTAATGGCACGAAGTATAGCACTCTATCAACACTAACAAGCACCAGCCAAACGGCTAAGTGGAATTTATATTTTTATATTGTAGCATCGTGTGTTGCTATATTTGAGCAGTTGCAAGATGTATTCAAGACAGACTTAGAAACTATTGCATACAACACCCCGAGTAATACCCCACAATGGACACGTGAAAAGGTAATGAAATTCCAATACGATGCTACAACACCACAAGTAGCATCATTAAACACTACTACATTTGTTATCGACTACCCTACTATCAATGCATCATATCAAATTATTACAAGGTGCGCAATAGTAACAGAAAGTAATAGAAAGGTATCTATTAAGGTTGCCAAAAGTAACCCTCCAGTGCAATTATCAGTATTTGAAGAAAGTTCTTTGTCTGACTATATTTCTACGTGGGTGCCAGCAGGGATATCATTTACAATTATCAACCAACCAAGCGATAAGTTAGAAGTTGCTGCAGATATTTACTACGATGGTCAATATTCAACTGTTATAAGCACAAATGTAGAAGAAGCTATAAATAATTATATGGCTAATTTACCATTTAACGGCGTTGTAAGTAATCAATCAATAGTTGATGCTATACAAGCAGTAAGCGGTGTTAGAAACGTGAAATTAACACGTATTTTAATAAGACGTGATATTGTTGCTTATGGTAGCGGTGTTACTTTATATAATTTAAGCACTGGCATTGACACCGTACAATATCAAACGTATGCGGGATATGTAGAAGAAGAAACAACAAGTTTACATACATTTTCTGACACATTAAATTACATTGCACAATGAGTTATATAGTAAATGTTCAATCTTTTGCAAATAACTTTCTACCGGGCAATAAAAGACTTGCTAAGTATAAGGCATTTGTGTACGCGCTATTAAAACCTTTGCAAGTATTGTTTGATACAATGTTTGGAACGTATAAAGATGGTGATACTTCTGTTGATTGGGATGTGTTAACGGCTTATGTAGTAGGCGACAAGGTTAAATATACAGATAAGTCAATTTATCAATGCTGGGTGGCAAATACTGGTAACGTACCTACAGATAATAACTATTGGTTTAAAATCCAAGACAAGTTTGTAGGCATAGAGCCACGAATGAAGTATGCAAGTAATGTATTGTTATTTGAGTGGGCTTTAAATGAGTGGTTTGGCACTACATTTGTAAATACTACTGGTGCAAGTGATATTTATATTACGCAATTATACAATCATGACACTACATTTTGGATAGGGTATGTAGAGAATGAAAGCAGCCCAGTAACATATAATGAGGTTGATACTTTTGGCTATATACAATATACAGACTTAGTTGCTACTACGTATGAGTTTCAAATAAACGTGCCAGTGGCTATTTGGACTGCATTAGATAGTAATTTAACAAATAGAGATTTAATTATACGTTCATTTGCTAATACCTATGTATTTGCTGGAATAAATTATAAAATAGTAACATATTAAAAAATGAGAAAAATAAATACAAGCGCAATAGCAGTAGGTGCTGCAATGCCTTTCAAAGTAGGGTCATTAGACTTAATACAAGACACGATTAGTGAAAGTATAAGATACTTAGTAAGCACCATTACAAACGACAATAGCGGTACATTAGCTTTGTATGGTTGTCAGAATACTATTAGCGGTTCCGACAATGATATTGTTGATGGTGTTATTTATTATAATGGAGAAACGTTTTTTGCACCTGCTAAATTTATAACATTAAGTGGTAGTGATGTTGTTATAGGTACTATAATGACAAACTACAACGTATCGGCAACTGCTGACCCAGTTACATTTAGTGATGGTACAACACACAATGTGCATGAGTATAGATATATAAATTGGAGTGCTGGTGCAAGTGGTAGCGGAGATATTGACTATACTGATGTAGAGTTTGTAAATGACGATTGGCATGAGATAGGCGCAAGTAATGAGCCTGCATTTCAAAATAGTTGGGCAAACAATACTGTATCAAATCCAAATACATTAGCATTTAAAAAAGAAGGTAAATGGATAGTTTTTAAGGGTGCTATTGATGGTGGGGCAAGCAATACTACTGTATTTACGTTGCCAACTACACATAGACCATCTACTTTGTGTGTTGCCGCTGCTGCTACTAATGAGCTTGATGCCGTTGCAAGGGTAGCTGTTACTGCTACTGGCGATGTAAATATTAGATTTAATACGGCTACTATTTACTATTTAGATAATATTAGAATACCGATAATTTAAAACCTTTCAGGCTTACTACTGTAATACTGCTCGATAATTTGTCGTGCAAGCTCACTTTCTTTGATGTTAGTTTTTATAACTTCATCAAAGAATTTTGCTTTTACAGAGCCTTTTAAATCACACGTTACACGTGCCTTTGGGCTTACCCTTTTCTCTTGCGGTGTTGGCATTGTTACAAGTATTTTTACAAAAGTAGTTACAAATATTAATTACGCAAATATACCAATGTATTTTTGTAATGTGAAAAAGGAATTGACATTTACAAACATAAGCAAAGACACTGCAACAATACTAATCTATAAAGAGATTGGTGGCGAAAGTGGTGTTAATGGTTCTGACATCGCGCAAGAGATACAAATGATAAATGAGTATTGGAGTGATGAAGTAAAATGTATCAATATCCGTATTAATTCACCAGGAGGTAGCGTACAAGATGGTCTTTCAATTTGTTCTGCTATTCTTAACTCTGAAATACCTTGCGACACATACATAGATGGTATGGCATATTCAATGGCTGGAGTTATTGCAATGTGTGGGCGTAATAAATCAATGGTTGATTACGGAACATTTATGATGCACAATGTACAAGGTGGAACAGATGATGAAGTAATTGACTTACTAACTAACTCACTTGCTAAAATATTTGAACGTACAACAGTATTGACAATAGATAAGTGTAGAGAGTTAATGAGTGCTGAAACATGGATGTCATCAGAGCAATGTATGAGTATGGGATTAATTGATAACATCATTAATACTAACAATAGAAAGCCAGAAGTAGCCAACAACACATTGTTAGAGCTGGTAAACTTTTATAACGGAATTATTAATAAAAAAAGTAATAAAATGACAAATTTAACTAACCTTTTGAAGTTGACAAATGAGGCTTCAGAAGAAGCAATTATTGAGGCGGTAACGGCAAAAGATAATGCTATTAATGAGTTAAAGTCGGAAATTGAGGCGAAAGATGCAGAAAAAGAAGCATTACAAGCTAAACTTACTGAACTTGAAGCTACAATAGCAGAAAAAGAAACTGCCGAAAAAGTAGAAGTAATTGAGAATGCAGTAAAAGAAGGCAAGGTAGAT